TCACTCTTACTACTATTCTCTTGGTTAGGTAATCTCCAGTTGCTTGCTATGTATTTTGTACTCATAATTTAATCTCCTAATCTGTTCCAGTATTGTAAGTTTGAACTGGATGTATAATTTCCTGTATTTGTGCTTAAATCTAATGCCTTGCCTGTGTTGTTTGCTGTAGCGTTGTATATCTCTGTAACTGCATCTGAGGATAGTGCTGTATTCCAAAATGCTACTTCATCTAAATGAGAATTGTTTAAATTAGATGTACCACTTGAAGTTGCTCCAATAGTATCTATTAAAGTATTTGTTCCTGTTGAAAACCCACTTACTGTGCTTCTTGATGCTCCATCAATAAAAAGTTCTCCATCAGCACCTGTTCTCACAACACAATAATGATGCCAGTTACCATCT